TATAAGTGCCGTGATGCTGTCCTGCTTTTGCTTCTACTTCGGTGAAACCCTTTTTATAATAAATATCCGCTAGTTTTTTCGCGTTTTCTAAAGCGTCATAAGAGAAAAAGTCGTAATCGGGTATTTCCACATCGGCGTTATAAAATTTGTCTTCTTCGGGTAAAATATTATTAATTGCGGTTCCACCATAACAAATTAAATCTTCCATTTTAAGAAAGTCCTCTACAACATTGATTATTTTTTGAACATCTTCAGAGTTAGCAATTCTTTTACCCATTTTTTCTTCTGCTTTATCTACGGCTATGCGTAAAATTGCCATTTCACAATCACTAAAATTTAAATCTTTACATATTTTTTGCTTCATATAATAAATATATAAAATATAAAATATAAAATATAAAATATAAAATATAAAATATAAAATATAAAATATAAAATATAAAATATAAAATTGATATAATATTTATTTTTTAATAAATAGTATAAAAATAAAATCAAAATGGCGACTAATTCAAACGAAGATATAATCCAGTCAAACCTGTTACTTTTGGAAAATTCTCATGTGTATTCCATATCATCAAAAAGAAGAATCAAACGAGAATGTGAAATGTTATATGAAACATATTCAGATTTAGTTTTGTCTTATAATAATAATGGCAAAATAGAAATGGAAATCACTGAAAATAAAAGCAAATACAAATTTATTTTCAATAATACATTTCCATTTCTACCTCCTCAAATATATTATAATGGAGAGACCTACTTAGAAGCATTAAGATTAAAATGCGATTTTCAAAAAAAACTGGTGAAGAAATATAAAAATAAGGATTGTTTATGTTGTGAATCTTATAGTTGCCATGATAATTGGGCACCTTCAGTAAAACTATCTGATGTTATCGACGAAATTAAGTGTAATATAAATTTTAAAAAAACAATGATGAATGTTTTAATTGCTGATAAAATTAAACTCAAATATCTTATTGATGATGTGGATATTAACTCATATTTAATATAACTGTGACTAAAAATATTGTGTCTAAACATTAAAATTATAATAATCACTTGTAACATTGCGAGTAGCGTAACTATAATTTGGATTTTGAGGTGTTGGGTCTGGTATCGTGACTGGTACATAACGGAGCGCTTGTGGTTTCAAACCAAACGCGTAACCGGTTCTATCAAAAAATAACGCATTTTCTTCAAGAAAATTATCTACATATTGATAACGCATTGCTATCATTTGACATCCATATGTTCTACATAAAAGACCACTAGGATTTGATGGATCTGAACCTTTATCTGGCAAAACAATTGTCATACCTTTTGAGTTATATGCAGTCAATTCATTAGAATCTGGATTATTTTTAACATCATAATAATTATATGCTCTCATAAAAATCGAATTACTTGTTAAGTTAACATACTCTAAAAATTTTTTGTTTTCTAAAAAGGTGTTGTTAATTTTGTCTACAATTACAATAATTTTGTTTTGGAAATTTAATAATGGTGTTGTTCCTAAATTGGTGCCATTACTTTCAAAACTATAATCCTTACCAAGCATCACTGAATCGTATGACTTAAAAATCGCGGCCATCTTAGAATATATCTTTTGATTATTACTTTTAATACGTAAATGAATGATAATCGGGTCAGTTGGATTCGGACAAGTGCCTCCAGCGAAAGCGTAACCATTAATTGTTTTCATAACATCGGCAAAACTAACAGAATTAAACGTTTCTTTAACATAGTAACTGTCTTGTGTGCTTGTTGCTACCACGGGTTTATCATCCACTGAATATATTTCAAAGTCTAAACAACGGACACCTTGTTTTATAATTGCTTTTAAATTACAAATATCGACAAAATCGTTTTTGTAAGAACCGCCTGAACAAGCGTTATATGCGGTTTTTATATAATAATCATATAAACAACCGGAACAATCTGGATCATTTGCTGAAATAGGTCTGATATTTCCGTCAACTGAAGGATATAAATTATTCATATAATCACATTCTTCAGTTGTTAGTTTAGTCAATTTAATAATATAAACAATGATAAATATTAACAGGATGAAAATAAATGTAAAAATAATATATGTTACAAATGATTGATCCATATTTTTTATTTTGCTTAAATAATCTGTAGGATTTGTTGATGATGACATTAATCTAATATATTAACACTATTTTTAATTTTTAGAAATAATTAAATTATATTATAATGAATAAAGAATTAAAAAATTAACATATATTATACATAACATGCCTGGAGGATTATTAAACCTTGTTTCAGAAGGACAACAAAATGTTATATTAAATGGAAACCCTGAGAAGACATTTTGGAAGACAACTTATAAAAAATATACTAATTTCGGAAAACAAAATTTTAGACTGGATTATGAAGGCACGCCAACATTAAATTTAACAACAGAATCTACCTTTGTATTTAAAGTAAAACGCTACGCCGATCTTCTTATGGATTGCTATGTTTCTATAGCTCTACCAACAATTTGGAGTCCAATTTTCCCTCCTCAAACAGTTGTTCAAGCAGATGGGACCACAGTATATACCGACTGGGCGCCATATGAATTCAAATGGATAGATAACCTTGGCGCTCTAATGATTGATAGAATTACGATTACTTGTGGTAATCAAAAATTACAAGAATATTCGGGTCGTTATATTTTGGCGTCAGTACAAAGAGATTTTTCTAGTAGTAAACTAGCGTTATTTAATGAGATGACTGGACAAGTTCCTGAATTAAATGATCCGGCAAACGCGGGTACACATGTGAATTCATATCCTAACGCTTTTTACACTGATAATCCGGCGGGAGCGCAACCGTCTATTATGGGAAGAGTATTGTATGTGCCACTTGGCGCTTGGTTTAACTTGAAAACACAGAATGCGTTTCCTTTGGTGTCATTACAATACAATGAACTACATATAAGTGTCACGTTTAAACCGATTAATCAGATTTTTCGAATACGTGATGTAATGGATTATACTAATAATTTCCCTTATGTTGCGCCAAATTTTAATCAATATTATATGCAATTTTATCGATTTTTACAAACGCCGCCAGATGAAAATTTGGGACCTACATCCTATGTTGATACAAGAACAAATTGGGACGCTGATATACATTTAAATTGTACTTATTGTTTTCTCTCTAATGATGAATCAAAACTGTTTGCTAAAAATGAACAGAAATATTTGATTAAGCAAATCTATGAAAAACCGTATTATAATGTTACGGGACAAAATAAGATACAATTGGATTCGATTGGCATGGTGATTAGTTGGATGTTTTATTTTCAAAGAAGTGACGTTAATTTGAGGAATGAATGGTCGAATTACACCAATTGGCCGTATAATTATATGCCGATAGATATTACTCCTGCGCCAAGCGTGGGAGATTATCCGAATCCGGATCCTACACCACCGAGTCCGCCGTTTATTGGTCCTGGAGCAAACCCTGATGGTACATTGTCTGGATTAATGATAACCGGTATTTACAATCAACAAAACTTGAAAAATATTCTTTTAACTTTAGGTATTTTATTGGATGGACAGTATAGAGAAAATATGTTACCTGTGGGGGTGTATAATTATGTTGAAAAATATACTAGAACAGATGGGTTTGCGCCAGATGGATTATATTGTTATAATTTTTGTTTAGATACGTCTCCATATTCATTACAACCATCCGGCGCTATGAATATGAGTAGATTTACAAATGTTGAATTTGAATTTACGACAATAAATCCGCCGGTTGATCCATACGCACAAGTTTTAACAATATGTAATCCAAATACTGGTGAAATAATTGGTGTAAATAAACCTACGTGGCGTATTTATGATTACAATTATGATTTATATGTTATAGAAGAAAGAGTAAATATGGTTATCTTTGTTGGTGGCAACGCTGGATTGTTATACGCTACTTAAGTTATACGCTACTTCATAATGAAATAGAGATTATACGCTACTTCATAATGAAATAGAGATTATACGCTACTTCATAATGAAATAGAGATTATACGTTACTTCATAATTAAATTATTCAGTTATACGTTACTTAAGCATTTTTTTTGGTAAAATTATTATATTAAATATAATTATAATGGCGACAATGACTTTTGTTGACAACAGTGTGAACTACTCTTACGAAGTAGGTTCTGGTTTTGCTACTGTCGTAGCGTCTACTTCTGCTAGTGGCGCTATAACAATTTTGCCTAGTTTTATCCAAAACAATGTAACCTATAATGTTACAAGTATTGGCGAATATGCGTTCCAAGGTAGCTCTGGTTTAACAAGTGTTACAATTGGCAATTCAGTTACAAGCATTGGTTCAGAAGCGTTCTATGGTTGCTCTGGTTTAACAAGTATTATTATTCCTAATTCAGTTACAAGTGTTGGCGATAGTGCGTTCGAAAGTTGCTCTGGTTTAGCAAGTGTTACAATTGGCAATTCAGTTACAAGCATTGGTTCAGAAGCGTTCAAAGGTTGCTCTGGTTTAACAAGTATTATTATTCCAAATTCAGTTACAAGTATTGGCAATAATGCGTTCCAAAGTTGCTCTGGTTTAACAAGCGTTACTATTCCAAATTCAGTTACAAGCATTGGCATTAATGCGTTCCAAGGTTGCTCTGGTTTAACAAGTATTATTATTCCAAATTCAGTTACAAGTATTGGCTATGGTGCGTTCTATGGTTGCTCTGGTTTAACAAGCGTTACTATTCCTGATTCAGTTACAAGTATTGAACAATCTGCGTTCGAAGGTTGTTCTGGTTTAACAAGTATTATTATTCCTAATTCAGTTACAAGTATTGGCTATGGTGCGTTCTATGGTTGCTCTGGTTTAACAAGTATTATTATTCCTAATTCAGTTACAAGTGTTGGCGATAATGCGTTCCAAAGTTGCTCTGGTTTAACAAGCGTTACTATTGGTAATTCAGTTACAAGTATTGGTTATGGTGCTTTCTCAGATTGTACTTCTTTAATAAATATTGTTCTGAACGCTTATATAAGTAATTTTGGTTACGCATTTCCTGGATTAAATAGTGTAGGATTAAGCATAACATTTAATTACGTTGGAGCAATCCCCAATAACGCTTTTAATGGTCTTTCTAATTTAGCAAGTGTTACAATTGGTAATTCAGTTACAAGTATTGACGCACTAGCGTTCCCGAGTTGCTCTGGTTTAACAAGCGTTACTATTGGTGATTCAGTTACAAGTATTGGCTCAAGTGCGTTCCAAAGTTGCTCTGGTTTAACAAGTATTATTATTCCTAATTCAGTTACAAGCATTGGTTCAGAAGCGTTCAGAAGTTGCTCTAGTTTAACAAGTATTATTATTCCTAATTCAGTGACAAGTATTGGCATAACCGCGTTCTATGGTTGCTCTAGTTTAACAAGCGTTACTATTGGTAATTCAGTTACAAGTATTGGTGGATCTGCTTTCTCTGGTTGTACTTCTTTAATAAATATTGTTCTAAACGCTAATATAAGTAATTTTGGTGACGCATTTTCTGGATTAAATAATGTAGGATTAAACATAACATTTAATTACGTTGGAGCAATCCCCGATCGCGGTTATAATGGTCATCCTAATTTAGCAAGTGTTACAATTGGTAATTCAGTTACAAGTATTGGTTCAGAAGCGTTCTCTTATTGCTCTGGTTTAACAAGTATTATTATTCCTAATTCAGTTACAAGTGTTGGCGATAGTGCGTTCGAAAGTTGCTCTGGTTTAACAAGTGTTACTATTCCTAATTCAGTTACAAGCATTGACTCAGGTGTCTTCCTACTTTGCTCTGGTTTAACAAGTATTATTATTCCAAATTCAGTTACAAGTATTGGCAATAATGCGTTCCGCAGTTGCTCTGGTTTAACAAGTATTATTATTCCTGATTCAGTTACAAGCATTGGCATTAATGCGTTCCAAGGTTGCTCTGGTTTAACAAGTATTATTATTCCTAATTCAGTGACAAGTATTGGCATAACCGCGTTCCAAGGTTGCTCTGGTTTAACAAGCGTTACTATTCCAAATTCAGTTACAAGTATTGAACAATCTGCGTTCGAAGGTTGCTCTGGTTTAACAAGTATTATTATTCCTAATTCAGTTACAAGTATTGGCTATGGTGCGTTCTATGGTTGCTCTGGTTTAACAAGTATTATTATTCCTAATTCAGTTACAAGTGTTGGTTCAGCGGCGTTCCAAAGTTGCTCTGATTTAACAAGCGTTACTATTGGTAATTCAGTTACAAGTATTGGTTATGGTGCTTTCTCAGATTGTACTTCTTTAATAAATATTGTTCTTAACGCTTATATAAGTAATTTTGGTTACGCATTTCCTGGATTAAATAGTGTAGGATTAAGCATAACATTTAATTACGTTGGAGCAATCCCCAATAACGCTTTTAATGGTCTTTCTAATTTAGCAAGTG